AGGGAGTTGAATTTGAAACTTGTCAAGCATAAAAGCGACAAATGCTTGATTTATTTTTATAAAAGTTCTTAAAAGGGCCGATGAGATTGAAAGACCCTCTGGCTATGAGTGTGGCTGCGGCTGCGGATAAAGGGAGGAACTTCTTAGAAAGACGTGACCCTGCTATGGCTGCGCGTGTGTTGGAGATGCTGGCTGATGGGAATAGTTATAGGGAGATTAAAAAGGAGACCAGTTTGGATTGGGAGACGATTAGCAGGCTGAAGGCTAGACATTCAATGGTTCTTGAGGAGCGTAGGAAGCAATTGGCGCAGGATGCTTTGGATGTGGCTGAGGGATTGAGGCTTCTTCAGAAGGAGAAGATGCGGATGTTGGCGGAGGACCCTGAGCAATTGGCGCGCACTAACATCAGGGATTTGGCCATTCCGTGGGGTATAGCTAATGACAAGTTCATGGCGGCAATGGGAGAGAACAAGGTGACCATTGAGCACAAGACGGCAGCGCCAAGTTTAGAAGATGCCATGAAAGCGATTGAGGAGGCTAGAGCAAAGCTAAAGGCTAGTTCAATGGAAGTTATTACAAAGGACGTAACTCCGTGAGTTTGGTCTGGGAGAGGCATGAGGTTCTTAAACCTCCTACGGATGCGGAGTTGGCTTCCATGTCCCCGGAGGACGTGCTGAAGCTCCATGAGGTGTTCCATTCGGCAATTGCCAATAGTAAACGTGATCCTTATAGGTATGGTTGGAAGCTCCCTCATTGGAAGGATGCGGAGGAGCTATTGTCTACACATTCAGAACTTCTTGTAAGTGGTGGCAATAGGTCTGGCAAAACAAGCTGGGCGGCTCACGCCGTGGTAAAGGCTGCGGTTGAGAACCCACAGTCTGTCATCATGTGCTTTGCCCAGAATGCGGATGTGTCTATCCGTCAACAGCAGAGTGCGGTTTACGACGCCCTGCCAGAGGAGTACAGGGTGAAGGTCTTGGGGACGGAAGAGAACGTGTCGTATACTAGGAAGAACGGCTTTAGTAAGTCTAGTCTGATTCTTCCCAACAGCAAAAGCTCAATAATCTTCAAGACCTATGCTCAATATCTCAACAACGATACTATTCTTGAAGGTGCTGAGTTGGGCTGCCGTGATCCTAAGTGGATCAATATTGGTGCTTGGTGTGACGAATACCTCGTTGGACCGGAACTTCTTGCCACTCTACGTTTCCGGTTGGCTACTCGGAATAGCAAGCTCGTTGTTACTTTTACACCTATTGACGGGTACACCGAGGTCGTGCGAGACTATGTGCAGGGAGCCCAAACCCTGCGTTCCAAGGAAGCCGAGTTGCTCGCAGGAAAAAGTGTGCCCTACCTACAAACATCCCGAAACCGAGATGCGGGCATTATCTACTTCCACAGTAGGGACAATCCCTTCGGTGGTTACGAGCGTATCGCCAAAGACCTCGCTGGTAGACCAGAGCCTGAAATCCTAACCCGTGCCTACGGGATAGCTACCAAGTCTGTCAGTACGAAGTTCCCCAACTTCTCGCGGGAGGTTAATGTAGTTCCGCATGAGAAGATAGATTTGAAGGGGAAAACCAAGTACATGATCTTGGACCCTGCTGGTCGCAAGAATTGGTTCATGGCTTGGGTGGCTATTGACGAGTCAGAGACTTGGTACGTCTATCGTGAATGGCCTGACGTTAATGTGGGGGATTGGGCCAGATGGCATGGAGGTAAGTGGATTGGTGGGGAAGGCTCTAAAGGTCTGGGCTATGGAATAAAAGACTACGTCGAATTAATTACCAGCATGGAGTCTGAAACCAAGGACACCATCTTTGAGCGTTTGATTGACCCCCGTCTAGGCGCGGCTAAATACCAGACACAAGACGGCGCATCGTCCATCATAGAAGACTTAGCGGACAATGGTCTTACCTTTATCCCCGCGCCGGGAGTGGACATTGAGGACGGTCTACAAGCCCTACAGAGCAAGATGGCTTACAATAGGAAGTTTCCGATTGACTCTGTAAACAGACCCCACTTTTACATATCGGAAAGATGCCAAAACATCATCTCAGCCTTGCAAGAGTACACAGCCGAAGGCGGGCAGGATGAGGCTTGGAAAGACCCGATAGACGTTATTCGCTATTTAGCTGTTAGTCCCGCTTGCTACATAAGTGAGGACACGATGAGAACAACCAAAACTAATAGGGGTGGCTATTGAAGAAGTCAAAGAAAGTTGAAAAGGTGGAGCCTACTTCACCCGTTCAGGAAACAGTTTTCAAGGTGAAGGTTTTGCAACAGGCCAAGAATCCACAGTGGATTTATTGTCAGGCCCTGCACACCGACATGGGGAAGCTGCCTGTTGTTATTCCCCGCCGTCTAACCAATAAGCTTGTTGGCAAACAAGTTCTTGTGGAAGCCATTACGGACAACGTAGGCACCACCTATCGGTATGTCCAAGACCAACCTCATTGACGAGACCACCAATAATCGGTGGCTCATCCAGCATTCTGATAGGCTGATTAGGTATGAGTATGAGCAGCGGTTAAAGGGAAGAATTACGGAAGAAATGTTTCCTGATGAGCTTGCGGATCGAATTGGCCGCACGCAGGAGTACGTTTGTGGTATTATAAAGAACGCAATCTCCCGCGCCAAATCATGCTCCAATCCAAGCAACAGCAAGCCCTAACTTTCGTTGACGATGACGGTCCCGATGTTGTTGCGCTTGTCGGCGCATACAATCGGACCCTGACAGAACTCTCCACCTACTTCGATCAGTGTGTAAGTAGCTCTGACGGGCGGCGTTGTTACTGGCCGGGAAAGTCTTCTGATTTGCGTAAGCATGGGGCTGATGCGTTTCCGTGGGATGGGGCGTCGGATACGGAAGCTCGGTTGATTGATGAGCGTATAAATAACTACGTCTCCATCTTCATGGCGGCTTTGGAACGAGCCAACATCCGTGCCTATCCGGTGGAGATGTCTGATTCGGGACGGGCTAGGGTGGTTAGCGCGTTCATCAAGTGGATGCGTTCGTCCTACATCCAGAGATTTCGTCAGGAGATGGAGCTTTCGGCCAACTACTTCCTAGAGCGTGGGCTGATGATTACCTACGTTGGTTGGGAACGGATGGAGAAGAAATATCTCCAGAAGATTGATTTGCAGCAGATTGCAGCCAACTCGCCTGAACTGGCCAAGCTCATCATTGAGGGTCAGAACGATGAGGACATCATCAAGATGTTGAAGGCGGTTTATCCCGACCTAATTGATAAGAAGGCCAAGAAGGCGTTGAAAGACCTGCGGGATAAAGGAGTTGGGGAAATCCCTGTAAGCCGTCTTTCGGTTGATAGACCCTTTGTCCAGACCTGCGCTCCTGATGGGGATGTGTTCTTCCCGTCTTATTGCATTGATCCGCAGCGTGCGCCGTTCGTATTCTATCGAACATTCCTATCCGTACAGGAGGTCTTATCCCGTGCGGCTTCCGATGGGTGGGATATGGAGTGGTGTGAGTATGTGGTGAAGCATTGCCGTGGGGTGAACACTTACAATCTAGAGAATGTCTACGGCACCCGTGGAACCTCATACGCCCGTTACCGCCAGCAGTATGACGCTACGGAGCTTGTTGAAATCATCTATGGCTTCAATCGTCTGATTGATGCGGAGGATGGTTCTGAAGGTATTTACGTTACGGTGTTCAATCCCAAGTTCACTGGTCAGGGCGATATCAAACCGTACGCCAAGTATGAGCTTCTGAATGGATACAACGACTATCCGTTTGTCGTCACCCGTCTGTCGGAAGACAGCAAGCGGTTGTACGAAGTCCAAACCTTTACGGACATTCTGAAGGGTCCGCAAGATCAGGTGAAGGCTGAACGCGACAGCCGCATTGATCGTAACAGTCTGGCTACTCTCCCTCCCATCATGCACCAGCCGGGCAATCCCCCGACTGATTGGGGACCGGGACGCTTCATCCCTGTACGTCGTGCGGGAGAGATTAGTTTTGGACCCACCCCTCCCTACAATCCGGGATCAGTGGAGATGGAGAAGACGATGATTGAGGCGGCTGACAACATTGTCGGTCTTAATGCCAACAATCCTGTAAGCCAAATTCGCCAGCAGTTTCTGGTTAATAAGTTCCTCCATCACGCTCAGGAGGTTCTGAAGGCTTGCTTCAAGTCCTATCAGAGGTTTGGCCCTGAGCAGATGTTCTTCCGTGTGACTGGAGTGGCTGATCCCATGCGGTTTGATAAGGGTAATCCCGATGAAGATTTTGACATAAAGATTAGCTTTGATGTGCTGAACAACGACCCTGAAACCGTTGAGAACCGTCTTGGTCAGTTTGTAAGTCTGTTGCAACTAGACCGCAATGGGCGTATTAATGTGGATGCGCTGCTTGAAATGAGCGCGACGCAGATTGATCCCATCATGGCTGATGCCTTCCTGCAACCGGCTGAACAGGCCCAACAACAGGTGGTAAAGATGGTGACGGAAGACCTGTCCAAGATTTACGCTGGCATTGAGGTGGGTGCTCGTCCTAATGGGGCGCAGATTGCATTGGAGGTTGTACGTCAGTACGTCACCCAGCCTGATGTCATGGGTCGTCTCCAGCAGGATGAAGCCTTCCGCACCCGTCTGGATAAGTATACTGCCCAATATCAATTTGCATTGACTCAGCAGCAGAACGCTGAGATTGGTCGTTTGGGTACAGCCCCCGCCCAGATGGGTGGAGTGGAAACCCAAACCATCAATCAATGAACTTATTTGGAACCAAGAAACATCCCCTAGAAGAACAGATTAGGTTTCTGGGGGAAAGGGAGCAGTTTCTGGACTTTCTTGATTGGGTGCAGGCTGGGAAGGAGCTAGCCATATCCAGCCTTCAACGTGCGCCGGATGGCCGTATCCGTGAGATTAGCGGCAAGATACAGGTGTATGATGAGATTCTTACGCTGTGCAACTACCAAGACCTGCTCATAAAGAGAGGTATGCGTAAGATGAGTGGATTGCCGGTTTAACTTCTGGATGCCTTACAATACGGGCTTCGCAATGCCCGTGGCGTAAAGACGGCATCCATAATGTCAAACGAAGTCCAATCGGCTAACGCAGGAGCCGACCAAAAACCTGTGGCTAAGAACATATCAAATAGCGAGCTAATCGCTATGCGGTATAAGGCTATCACGGAGGCTATGAAGGTGCCAAATTCGCCTGAAGA